ACAATTTCAAAGTCACTAACATGTCCTGTTCTATCGTCTACATTACCTGAACCTCGGCTTGACACGCCTAACTTCACGCCACTTTGTAGCAGTGTTTTGATCAAATTGCCCATGGGAGTAGGCAATATTTTGAGTTTGCCGCAGCCTGCATGTCCGTCCATCCACATGCCTTCTACATTGTGGCACACGCGATCTAAGTTGATTTTTAGATCGTCGGGATGGTCCACTTCACCCAATACGGAGTTGCCGCTGCGGATCTGCTCATTGATTGTTTCAACTGCTTTCAAAATCTCGTGGCGAGGATAAATGCGCTCGTTTGCATTGCGCTTGTCGCCTTCAATGCAAATGCCTTTGAGATAGAGATTCTTACCACCAGCCACATCGGATTCTTCCAAAACCTGAATGTTGGCTTGGCTAAAGGTAAGATCTTCTCTTAGGTATCTTGACATCTAATCAACCCTTACGGCCGCCGGGCAATGGGCTCTTGGTGTTTACACCTGTGGCCTGTGCCAAGTGCGGTTTGGTAGCAGCCGACAAATCTTTCATACCTGCGCCTGCTTTGTTCTGAAAATCAGTGATAAGATCTTTGGTTGTTGGTGCTGGACGACCTTTGGCTTCTGTACCTGTGGCATGCACTGGTTTGGCAGCCATGCCAGCAGCACCACTGTTGGCAGCAACAGTTGATTTCTTGTTGACACCGCCTTCTTCAGAAGTCACTGGTTTGGGGGCTGCTTTCAATGACACAGCTTCGGCCATTGGCATCATTTCTTCTGTGTCATCAACTTCAATGGCATCGCCACCTTCGTCTGCGCCAAAATCGTCACCGTCGCCCATGTCTGACCCGCCCATGGCTTCTTCGAATTCAGCCATGAGTTGATCTAGCTTGTCTTCGAGATTCATGATATCGTCTTTAGTGGCTGGCTCACTGCTGCCCATGTCACCACCCATGTCGTCGCCCATGTCACCACCCATGTCGTCGCCCATGTCGTCGCCCATGTCGTCCTCGGCTTCCATGCTCATTTCATTGGATTCGTCGGTTTCAACATCGTCGATCAAATCATCGGCTGCATCTCCGCCCATGGCACCTTCTTCTAAATCTTCTTCAATTTCTTCGTGCTTGGCTTCTTCTAATTCTTCTTCTTTTTTAGATTCGTCTAAATCTTCCTCGGCTTCTTCGGCCATGAGACTTTCATAAATTTCTCTACTCTTGGCCACAACAATGTTGTGGAAAAGTTCACGTGCCTTGGCATCTTCATCATTGATCACGTACTCGATCAATTGTTCAAATTTGTTCATGTGGGCAAACTCCTATAGGTAAAGTGTAGTGTTATTTACAACACCCCTGAAAAAACCGTGGAGATGCCACCAAAAACTGGTGTTTTTATAATTTTGTGTTAGGCCAGAGGCTGGGGAGGCGGTGAGTATTGCTGGCGTACGAGTTTGAGCTTTTCTTTTTGTTCGTAAGATCTAATGTCATTCATTTTTCGAAGCTTATTGATCTGTCTCAAAGTCAACCGTGTCTTTCGCAAATCATTGAGAGTTACCTGTGAGTTGTCGTCTGCCAAATCTTGCAGAGCCAAAGGTTCACGTTGATAAACTTCATTGAGGCGCATACTGTATTTATACTCCGGCTGCTCCAGCAGGACCGCCAGGGGCAATCGGAGCGCCAGGTGCAGCGCCTGGAGCTCCAGTGGCAGGCATGCCTTCTTGACCTGCTGGTACCATATTTTGAGACACGTCTTGACCCATGGCGATATCACTTTCCATGCCAGCTGGGCTCACACCTACGGCTCTGAGATCACTGCCTTGCGGAGTGACTTCAGACGTATCTTCACGCTCTTCTCTCCACATGCGCTCGTTGTCTGCAATTTCATCTTCGGTCAGTCCCAAGAATCTTTGCAACATAAAACGTTTGCTCATATAGGGCAACGGTTCCAGTGAAGTAAAACTTTGAATACGAGATATGTCTAATTCAGCCTGGCGATAACTGGCAAAATTTTGTGGAGGACAAAATTTAAGTGTGAATAGCCCAGAATCAATGTTGAATCCGCGCCATTTCAAAAACATTTTGAATTCATCATCTAATTTTTGAGCAATGATGTTTTGCAGTCGTTCGCAATATTGATTGAAACGGTACTCTTGAATCAAGGCTGTACCTACTTTACCATCAGTGAGTGCACGATCTGAATCATCTGGTCCGGTGGGCAGATAACTGGAGGGTACTCTGAGTCCTCGAGCCATTTTGTTGTTGAAATATTTTAGATCGTCTATCTCACCTAGGTTTTGACCGCCCGGTAATGTCTCAACCGATGAACCCCGGCCGTCTTGTCCCTGTGGAAAGAAATAGTCTTCGCCCACACTCAATGGATTGTAAGACGCATCCATCATGTTGGCTCCACCGCCAGTGACAGTGGGTATGCGTCGTTGATGCATTTCGTTTTTCACACGCTCAACAAACTGCATGGCCAGATGAGAAGGCATATTGCCCACATCAATCTTGAAAATTCTGCGCTCCGGGGCTCGCTGCACACGATAAATCAATATTGAGTCTTCTAACAATTCTTTTTGTTTGAAAACTTTCCAAATATTTTCCAGTATTGATTTGCCAAAAGGCCAAAAAGTATCCAACCCTTCATTCAAACTGAGATGCACCACGTGCTTGGCATCAATGCAGGTTTCATTCATTGCCACCATGAAACGACTGTTGCCCACACCGCCGCCCATGCCACCATTGGGCATGGTATAGTTGGCTGCGCCCGAAATTGACCCAGTCACAGGATTGGTCATATAATCCGTGGTAGTTTTGGCGGCCACTGTGAGATTTTGAAAATTGGGGTTGATATCTCTTATCACATACTGCTCAGGCCTCTTTCCCTCAGACTCATTTACTATAACACGAGCCAATTTGCTCATGTCCACCCAATACAGTTCAAAGGTTTCAGGATCTCGCACAAAGATTTGATCCCCATACTTCACTGTGTTTCTAAACAGTTTGAAGATACGTTGATCCAACTGATTCATTTTGACCCACTGTTTGAGCTGTTTTCGCAGAATGTCTATTTCATGGTCAGTGGGATCTTCGCTATAATCTATTTCAAACGGTGTGTGGTTCTGCTCATTGAGCTGTGTGCTAAACTCTGCTATGATATCTAGACAGGCATTGACTTCTGAATCCATGTCCATGTTTTCGTATTGATTATAACGTTCTACTCTGTTGGGATGGCCTGAATAAACTTCCGGCAATCTACTGGCATAGTTTCTAAAGGTAAAAAGGTCTGAATGACTGCTGCCGTCATTTTTTCCGTAGCCAGGAAGACCAAATTGATTGGTACCTGATATAGGACTCATCTGTCCAGATGTGTCAGCAACTTTGAAATATTTGCGCCAGCCTTGAGTGCGTTCTGCCATAGTGGTTTATTTACCGTTAGTTCTGTGCCAAACGCACTAACTGGCTCAAAGCGCCATTGGCATCATTGTTGGATCGTTCTATCTGTTGTAAAACTTTGAGCGTTGCTTCATCAGTGCCAGAGGTATCAGCTCGTTGTACTGTGTTGACCATGCTTTGCACAGCAGATTTGAACTCATTGATTACATTTTTCATTGCGTCAATCAACTCTTGATTACCGGACATTTGCACAGGTACAGCACCATTTTCCAAAGGAATGATGGCTTCATCTTGTCCTGCTTCACCGGCCCAAACCAATGTACCGCCTAGATTTTCTTTTACAATGCCACCTTTGGCTGCTGCATAAATCTTGCCCTCTTTGAACCCTTCTGTTTTTTCAATTTGAGCCAGCATGGCATCTCGCTGGGTTTGGTTGAAATCTTTCAACAAAGCAGTTTCAGGCAAGCCTGTGGCTCTCATCACTGCTGCAAGATAGCTAGATGTGGGGTTGTTGTCTTGAGGAGGAGCATATTTGTAAAGAGCGTCCCTGAGATTCAAACCTGCATACACAGTTCGCCCACCAAACAACAAAGCTTCTTTGGCCTTTCGGCCCGCCTCTAATGTATTGAACACTGCAAATTTACCACTTACTCCAGCATCGCCTACGCCAACATAGCCAGGTTGCGATTGTGTCCAGCCGGTGGGTCTTAAATTTCCTGGGTTGTTGTGTCGCCAGGCGGGCAATCCAACCCTGTTGTACATTTTGCCGTCGCCACCTTCTACAATCATCCTTCGCCATGTGCTGGCATCTACAATCTTGGCAATCGTATTAATAGCGTCGCTACTTGCTACTTCATTAGGTCTGCCAGGAGCAACAGGTGCAGCATTTGATTGATCGGGCGAACCGACCCTTCCTGGTTGCGGAGACACTGGTTCACCAGCTCCAGTTGGGGCTCTAGGTGCCGCTGCAGGTGCCGCTGCAGGTGCTGATCCAGCGGGTGCTGCTGCAGGTGCTGCTGCAGGTGCTGCTGCAGGTGCCGCTGCAGGTGCTGATCCAGCGGGTGCTGCTGCAGGTGCTGATCCAGCGGGTGCAGGTGCTGCTCCAGCGGGTGCAGGTGCTGCTCCAGCGGGTGCTGCTGCAGGTGCGCCGGCAGATGCTCGTCCACGCTCTAATCTCTCCCGTCGTCGAGCATTCTCTGCTTCCTTAGCTGCTTGCCATCTGGCCTGAGCTGCGGCTCGTTCTTCTCGTTCTAACCGTTGACGTTCAGCTGGAGATATATCAGGAGGTGCATCCCGCAAGCGTTCGGCAGCCGCATCGGCAGCGCGTCTGGTGTCTCTGGCTCGAACCTCTTCGGGACTCCGTGGCTCAGGTTCCGGAACATCGTCAGGCAAACCAGCTTCGGCTCGTTCCAAACGTTTTTTGGCTGCATCTCTTTCGGCCACTGCTCGTCTGGCTTCTTGTTTGGCAATTTCTAAATCTCGTTTGGTTTTTTCAACATCTTCCGGAGTCTGAGCCTCATCCGCTGCGGCTTGTGCTGCTAGAACATTTTCCATGGCTTTGGACAATTCTACTTCACGTTCTGTCAAAGCCTGCGACGCTTTCTTTTCTGCCTCAAACTGTCTTTTCAAAGCACCTGTTCCAGGCAAAAGACTGGTCACATACTCCAAAACTTTGCCAAAAAACTCCGCAGATTTGGTAGCAGGTCTTATACCGTGTCTAATAAAATCCTGCATGTTCTGCATTGAATTTACTTGCTGCAATCGCAAGCTGGTCTGCGTTTCTAATTCTTTGTCCATTGCATCGCCAAAAATACCTTGTCTTTTGGCATTGCGTTCGATGATTTGTTCTTGGCGCTCGTACCCTCCGGTCATGAGTCTTGACACCACACGAATTGCTCCTCCAAGATCGGTAAATGTTGTGTTGAAATTGCCCAAGACACCTTGTGTTTCGGCATACATGTCCAGCGAACGTTTGAGCGCCATGGCCATTCTGTCAGCAGCCTGAGCTGCGGTGATTTGCCCTGTGCTGAGTTCTTCTTGAATCTGCATGGCCTCACCATTGGTGGTACGCATGAGTCTCTGTGATGCTTCAGTACGTAAATTACCACTCACAATGTCAGCAAAACCGTCGGCTACATCTTTGCTGTCTTTGCTCAAAAGTAAGTAAGTTTTTTCTAGTTGAGCTGCAGCAGCCTCTTGTCCTGCGTTGCGTAAAGCCAAAGTTCTAGCTGCAAAAACTTCACGGTTTCTGACTGCTTCGCGTTCTTGTTCCTGTTCTCTGCGATTCATACCTGTCAATTTGGTCAAGGCATCTTGCTCGAGCAGGTACTTTTTTGTGCTCTCTGCCAGTTCTGTTGTGGTGCGATTTTGCGTCAGCCCAATGCGACTTTGCAATCTGATATAGCCAGCAGTGGCCTGATTTATTTCTTTCTGCGTCATTCCCGCGTTCATCAATGATGCGCGAAATGGTTCCATTTCTTTGGAAAGCTTGGCAAATTCTCTACGACCTTGATACACTGAACCAGCAAAAGAGGCAAATTCTCCAGCATTGGCAGATATCAAGCTCACAAACTCATCTAAATCTTGTATACCGCCGCCCAGACGTTGAACATCTCTGTACAGTCCAGACAGACCATCTGCTGCTGCGCCACCTGATCTGCTCATCTGTTGAAACGCATCATACAGCTGGTCGCTCTGTTGATTGGCCATTTTGGTGAGTTTGGCATAGGTAGCCACTGCACCTATCACTCCGGCCATTAGTAACCCCAATCCGGGAATCAATGCTGCCACAGCACCGGACAAAATCATCAAACCTTTGGCAGCCCCATCTATGGCACCGTCAAATGCTTTGAGCCCTTTGGTTCCGTCATGAATGGCTTTGGCAGATTCCAACATGCCTTTGCCTACAGCCGAAGCAGCACTGCCAACATTCAGCAATGCATTTACAGTTTTGGGCATGCCTGATGCCAGTGCAGCATGTTGAATCTGTTGCTCAGGCAACAATCTGCCCAGCTCCTGATATTGCTGAATGATTCTGGCTAAAACTTCTGAATGCTCATCTTGTTGGGCCATGCTTTCAATGCCTATAAGTATCTACATATTTATAGGTACTCTATGACTCAAAATGCCAATCCCCTGAAAAATTATTTTCGCACTGCAGCACTGCACCTTAAGTTGCCCACAGGCGGGAAGCATTGGCCCACTGGCACCATTGATATCCCTCCCACTGGGGAGATACCGGTTTTGCCCATGACTGCCATAGATGAAATAGCTTACCGAACGCCCGATGCATTGTTCAATGGGTCTGCTGTGGTCAATGTGATTCAAAGCTGCTGTCCCAGTATAAAAAATGCGTGGGGAGCGCCCAGTATCGATGTCACCGCTATCCTGATGGCCATACGTCTGGCCAGTTTCGGTGATGAAATGTCTCTGGGCAGCACTTGCCCCAACTGTTCAACCGAAGGTGAATACACTTTATCGCTGCAAGAAGCCATGGCCAGATTGCAAATACCTGCCTATGACCAACCAGTCAATCACGGCGATTTAGAAATTTATTTCAGACCTGTGCTGTACCAATCTCAAAATCAAATCAACATCAAACAGTTTGAGCAGCAAAGAATTATAATGCAGGTTAGATCCAGTGAACTGCCCGAGGAAGAACAAAATCGAGTTCTCAGTGGTGCTCTCAAAGAGATTACCAAATTGACCATTGAAATTCTCACTGCCAACATTGCTGCCATAAGAACGCCCACTGCATTGGTCACTGAATCTGAACACATTGAAGAATTTGTGAGAAACTGCGATCGTAAACTTTACAATCGCATCAGAGATCATGCCATGCAATTGCGACAGGATTCTGAAATACCGCCCTTGTCTGTGACCTGTGACAACTGCCAACATCAATATAGCCAACCTGTGGTTCTTGATCCCACAAGTTTTTTCGAATCCGCCTCCTGACAGTGTCTCACGATGACATCAATACCATTGTGAAAAATATGGATCAGGAGGCTGCTGCAATCAAACAAACCTGTCTCAAACTCAGT